GCGATGCCCACGGCCTGTTGACCGCAGAGAAACACCGGGCGAACGTCCGCCGAGGAAGCGCCGATGCCGTTCAGGGTGTAGGCGCCCGAGCTGGCGACGTCATCGATCTCCGGGATTTCCCGGTGGATGATGCCGTCATAGATCAGGTCGCCGTCCTGGAAGATCGGGTTGGCGCCCACGTCACGCTGGCGAGCTTCGCGGTTGGCTTGCGCCATCACGTTGTCCGCCTTCAGGTCACGGAACGTCCGCGAGCCGTGGAAGGCCACGAAATACTCGCGACCATCTTCGGAGCGGAACGGGCGGATGTGCGGGTCCGCTTGCTTGGCGATCCGCTTCATCAGCGACAGGGCCGGGACGTTGCACTTGTCGTCGGTCGTGTCGAGCGTGGCCACCGCAGTCGCCCAGGTCGCCGAGTAGTTGGACTTCAGCTTCCCGAACAGAAGGCGGTCGGCGTTGGCGGCGTTGTAGGCGTTGCGGTTGGCGGCGGTAGAGGCCCCCATAGCAACAGTGGTGTCGCCGGTCGTGACCACCGACAGCATGGCGGTGATGACGTCATCACGCATCTTCTCCGCTTCCCACTGCTTCAGCATGTCCTTGGCGGCGCCGAACAGATCGATCTCGGTGCGGTAGGACGTGCTTTTGGGGACGCGGACGGCGTTACGGCGCCAGTCAACCGACAACGAACAGTTGTAGTTGCCCAGGTCCTCTTCCGCGCCGTCAAGCACTTGCGAACCGGTAACACCGTTGCCGGTCAGGCGCAGGATCAGCGGAATGTTGATCGTCTTGCCGGCTTCGCTTTGCAGCTCGTACTTGGCGACGATGATGGAGGACGAGGAGCGACCCATGTACGGCTTGAAGCCGGATTCACGGATGTACTCGGCGAAGTAGTTCTTGAGGTAGACCTGCTTTTCAGAGGCCGTGGCGAGCGTCACTTCAGACATTGGTTAGTTCCTGAAAACAGCGTCGAACGCGGCGCCGTCGTAGATCGGTTGCGCGCCGGGCTGTGAGCCTCCGGCGTTGGGAACCGATGCGATGGAGCGCGGCGGGGCGACAGGTTGGGGGGTGGCTTGCGCCTGTTGCTGGTTCAGCGGGTTGGCCTTGGCCTTCCACGCCCGGAATTGTTCGAGGTCTTCAGGCGTCACTTCGGCGAACAGTTGCTCGCGCTTGAAGCTGCTGACGACGTACTCGTAGGGGTTTCGATGGCTGAGGACTTCCTGCCGGAAAGCCGGGTTCGTGGCGTACTTGGCCAGAGCCCAATCCCGCGCCTGGTCCACGACACCTTCGCCGTGTTTGGAGCGGGCCATGTCTTCGCTGATGTCCAGCTTGACAGTGAGCGCGATGTTCGCGGCCTGCTCTTGCTGGAATGCGGCGAAGGCTTCCGGGTCAGTGAAGACGTCCGGGACTTCACGCTGCGCGCTGTACTGGCGAAGCTGCTCCTCTGCCGCCTGACGCCGTGTTCGCTCTTGCTCCAGAGCCGAAAGCGGAACCTGCGTCTGTTTGGGGGCGAAGCGGCCTTGATCGTCACGGATCGGCCCGCCTTCCGGCTGTTCAACCGGCTGCGGTGCGGCTTCCTGCTGTACGGTCGGGGCTTCGACCGGCTCGGCAGGCGTGGCGACGTCTTCCGCCGAAGCGGAATCCAGAAAGTCCAGATTGTCCATGATTACCCTAGCGCCCTTGTCGGAGGCGTCCCGAAAATCGCCCGAAGCCCGGCGACGGCTGGCCTTTACGCTAGGCCCTGCGGAACGCCCGGTAGAACCCCGGCGGCGGGTTGCATCGACGACATGACGGCTTGGGCCGCCTTCACATCGCTGTCGAATACGGTCGTTTCGGCCTTGGCCACCTTCAAGGCGGTGTCGGCCTGCTTGTTCTCGATATCGGCCTGCATTCCAGCCTGCGCCAGTTGCGCTTGCATCTGCTGCATCTGCTGTTGAGCTTGCCCGGCTTGCTCAGCACGGCCCTTGCGCCTGTCCATGACCTCGCGCTTGCCCGGCATGGCCGAGAGCATCAGGAGATCGTCGAACGGCACTTCCTGCGGCCCATACATGCGGGCCAGCTCGACTAGCGTCTCGAACTGCTCTTGCTGGACGTTGGCCGTGTCGGGCACGCTGTCCAGCATGATATCAACGTCCATCTGGCCAAGCTGGTTTTGCATCGACTGGACGGGGAACCCCATCTCATCGAAGCCCTGCTCAATCTGGTTCACGCCGATGAACTCCGGCGCCCCTTCGTCGTCCGTCACGCGGATATACATCGGCGCGGTCCAGAACTGGCGCACGCGCGCCCAGATTTGCCGGTAGATACGAAGCTCCCACGCCTCGACCCCGGCATAAATCACGGCTTGCTCAGTGAGCCCGGCCTGTTGACGCACAAGCTGGGCACGGCCCGAGCTGCTTTCGCCCTGGCGCCCAAGAATGGCGGGGTTTGGCCCCATCCGCTCAATTTCCGCCTTGGCTTCGGCGAGGAGTTGCGCTTGGCCAGCCGCAACGTCCGACGTCGGGACCTTTTGCCAGCCGAACGGGATCACGCCGTCAGGCTTGGCCGCCTCCGCCCGCGCCGTGTTGCTGTCCACCTCGACCGCAGACGGATCGACCGCCTGAATCTGCGAAGCGTTCAACAGGTGCAGCAGCTTGGAGCGCCGCTTGTTGATCTCGTCCTGCGGCCCGCGCATGTCGCGCACGATGCCGTAACGATTGTTCTCACGGTCCACGAAGCACGATTGCGCCTCGATAGGACAGGACGGGATGCCCTTTTCGTTCAGGTAGCCGCTTTCGCCGGCCTCCAGCACGCCACCGGAATGGAACACGCACCGAAACCAGCGATCACCCTCGCGATGGTAGATTTCCACCACCATGACCCGGCGCTTCTTGCGGTCGGTCCATGCAACCGTGTTGCTGGCGTCGGTCGGGCGATCTTCAAACGTGTCGTCAACGGCGCCGATAGAGCCTTCCAGAGCGTCTTCAATGCCCTTGGCCGCTTGCGGGTAACGCGCCGCCACGTCGTCGGCATATTGCCACTTGGCAACGCCCAGGTATCGCGCGTCAGCAAAGTCCTCGCGGCGTGACCGGGGATCGGCGAAGAACTCTTCGGCGTTGATGTCGGTGATCTTCACCTTCATCTCGCCGTCAACCTCGACGATGGCCGCGCCGGTCCCGCCAACAAGGTAGTCCCGCGCCACCCGGATTTTCAGGTTGTCGAACTGGTTATCGTCGGCGACGTACCGCAGCACCTTGGACGCCACGTCGGCGGCGTCTTCGTCACCAGGGTTGCGGGGATAGCCTCGCGGATCGGTCGCGCCCTGTTGCAGAACGCCGAGCGTCCCGTTGACCGCCGGGCGGACGCGATTGAACACGCTGTCGGGCTGTTTGCGGCGTTGGAGAGCGTCGCGCTCCTCCTTCGTCCACTGGTAGCCGTGGTAATAGTCCCCGTCCCTGCGGCTTTCCAGACGCGCGGTCTTGGTGAGGTCGGAAGCCTCCTCGAACATCTTTCGAAGGGACGGAAGGTTAGGTTGATACCCCTCCCCTTCGTAATTGTTCAGGCCACCTTCCAACTACTCGTCTCCTGTTTAGGCCGCCCCCAGAGATCGGGCGGGTTGCGGTTGGGCGTGGCTGGGGTTTGCTTGGGAGCGCGTCGCAGGCCTTCGCAGGCGTAGCGCAGGGCGTCGATGACGTGGTTGTCTTTGTCTTCCAGGATCGGGAGGACTTCCCCCGTCTGTTTGTCTTCCTTGAACTTGTAGTGGGTCAGCTCATGGATCGTCCGCTTGCAGCGCGGATGCACAACGATGTCGTAGGACTTCAGGAACTCAATGCCGTCCTCGACCGACCCCGGACCCTTGACCGCCGGGATGATCTTGAAGCCCTTGCGCTGCATATAGCTAACCGTCTCAGGCCGCGCGCTATCGGCCCGGATCGTCCACTTCCGTGAGCCCTCGACCGTATCGAACAGGGCAGGCGTGTTGTCGATCTCGCAGCCGACTGCGTAAGCCTCCTGGTCAACGTAGAGCGTGCGACCGATGATATAGGCGCGAACCAGAACCGTTGGATCAATCGAGAAGCCCCAGTCTGCTCCGAGCCGGAACACCGCATCGGGCGGCGTCGTGAACTCCTCGACCTTCCAGTTGCGGAACACCGCCGCTTCGCCCATCCGCTGATAGGCGCCCTCCCAGACGTGGAGGTACTTGTCGTAATCCCGCGCCTTGTCGCGCTGCATGTCGGCGTGCAGCTCGAGAGGAAACCACGGGTTGTCCGACCAGTTGGCCGTCACCAGCACAAAATCAGGATCGGCCTGGTTCTCATTGAAGAACCGCTCTACCGGGTCGGACTCGCTCACCGGGTTCCATGTGAACCACATTTGCGAGCCGGGGCGGCGAAACGTCGGGCGGGCGATGTCCAGAGACTTCTGGCTAATCGTCTGCGCTTCCTCGACCCACGCCCGGTTAAAGCCCTCCAGCGACTTGATGCTGGTCACGGTGTGGTTCTGCAAACCCCGGAAAATCAGCAGGCTATCGTTCGGCCCCCGGATTTCCGTCTCGGTCGACTTGAACAGGTGCGACACGCCAAGCGCCGCTATCTTGTCCTCGATAAGCTGCTTAACGCTGTCCTTGATCGAGTTCTGGACTTCGCGAAGGCAGGCCCCGCGAATGTGACTGGCCACACACTCGGCAACCAGCTTGGTCGCCATGATGTGAGACTTGCCAGAGCCCCGGCCTCCTCTAGCGCCCTGATAGCGTTGGCTTCCGAGTAGGGGCCGAAACGCTCTAGGGATCGACGGGTTCAGGATCGACAATCGACCACCTAACCTCTTCGACCTGCTCCGTAACCGCTACCTTGGCCTCAACGGCTGACAGGCGGGCGTGAACGTAGGGCGCCGCAGCTTTGGCCATGTCCAGCCGTTCGGCTCTGGTCGCGTTGTTGTCGCGCATAACCTGGAGCATGAACTCCAGCGGGGTTACGCCGGTCTCCTCGACCATCTTGCGGGCGGCTGCGGTGGCGCGGTTGATGGCGCCGGGCGGGCGGCCCGCACCTTTGCGCTTGCCTCCCCGTTGGGACGGTTCAGCCATGTTTGATTTCTCGATAATTTATCAAAGGACTCGCCCGCCGGTCAGCGGTCATGTGTCAGGCTTGGCCTATGGGGTGTGGCCGTGCCGGTCGGGCGATTGGGGTGCGCGTTGGCGCGAAACTCAACGGGGCTGCGCTACAGGCGCAAGACCCCGGATACCAAATGTATGCCCTGTTCGGTGCGTCGGCGCAAGGGGTAGCGTTACGCCGCCCTCGCCTTCCGTTCCCGCGCCGCATAGTCCAGCGCCTGCCATGCCAACACAAGGTTCTGACACGCCGACCGGATGACCGCCGCCTGGGCTTCCTTGCGGCTTTCGTCGGTGATGCGCTCTACCGTGTCCCGCCAGCTCGCGCCAAGCCGGGCGTTGGAGCCCGACATAAGGGCGCATAGCAACTCCGCGTCCCGCCGGCCGCATTTGCCGAGAACGATCTTCAGCGTACCCGACGCGTCAATCATCGCCTGCGTGATTTGCTCCGATGATCCAGCGTTGGCCTTGTCCACCCGGTCCATGCTGATCTCCGGGCGCTCGTGGCCGAAGGCAAGGGCGATGGTTTGCTCAAGCCGCCTCGCCGCCTGAAACTGCGTATCGGTCAGCGCGGCCTTGCCCTCGGCTCCCTTGCGGGAATGCAGCAGCGAGAACACGTCCAGCCGGTGAGCGGCGATGATACGGTATTCGCTGTCATGGACCACGCGGACGCCAGAGGCCCGCAAGGCGTTGACCTGGGCCTTCCGTTCGGCGCGCTCGGCAAGATGCTCGGCGGTGTCCGGCTTTTTGCGTCGGGGCGTGCGGGTCACAGGAAGCTCCTCAGCCAGATGGAAGGGTGTACGAAGCCTTGCTCCCGCATGTGTCCTGCAAGGGGCTCTATGGCCGCCGGAGCGAGGCGTTCAGCGTCCAGATCAAGGCAGGCGTCGCAGGGGCGGGTTGTCACCCCTCTGCGCTGGTTGATGCTCTCTGTGTCTAGGGCTTCAGAGCTGCGGAAGACGATGGCGGGAACGGGGTTGCTC